TAACCAGCATCATCAGACGCGGCATAATTTTCCAAGCAAGTATTTTTTCCATAGTCTACCCGTTTGCTAATTTATCTGCAGTATACACCATAAGTACGATTCCACCAACAAAAACAACTAATCCCAACACAAGGGATATTCCCCAGAAAAGCCTATCCCGTGCCGCCGCCGCCGCTTCTAACGCTTCTTTTTGTCTGGTTCGTGCTGCGGCTTGCTCGCGTACCACCAAGTCCCACATTCCGGGGGGTCCGTACAACATGCACGCGCTGCGGAGCTGATCCATAGCTTGTTTGTGTGCCATCTTCGCTTGCGCTATGGCAAACCCTTCTTCCTCTGAAGATGTTAGACGGCCTAACGGACCTTTGTGTTTTCCTTGTTCTGCTAGATTAATGTCTGCTTCTAACTTAGCTAGCTTTCCAAAATGCGGCATCAAAGAGTTAACATCTCTACCCGCTTGCACAGCGCTAGTTATACCTCCAGCAATTTTAGTGACTGCACCTGCTAACGCTAATACTTCTATCATAACCACGCATCCGTTACTTACCGCTCTAACATCCGGTCCATTTTAGCGTCGAGAGCATCCAACCTAGCAATAACTCGGTCGATGGACGTGTTACTCTCGACTTTCGTCGAGTATTCCTTGGCTAGTTCCTCTCTCGTACGATTAAGCAGTATTTGAACGCGTTTTAATTCGTCATGTTGCGCCTTTATCCACCATAAAATGAAGGCGATCACCGCAGTTAATGCCGCGCTCCAAAGTACGTCCATCCCCATTACGAATACACCACATCAGTTGTTTGGATATCTACGACCCATTTAAGGTTGGCCGATGCTCCAGTTACAGCTACCTCAAGTGCGCCTGCGTCAGAAGTCGAGGCTGATATAGCAATACCATACCCGTCACCGTTAGTCCTTGCTGTTATGTCGCTATCCACAATAACTGCGTTTCCAGAAGTCCCCCTACGTGCAACGCCTTTAATATCCCACGCAGATACCGATGAGCCTTGACTACTCTGTTGTCGAACGATTGCTGTACCTGTAAAAGTGATTGCGGAGCTAACAGCTAGAAATATTTGGTTGCTTGTAGACCCTGCACCGCCGTCTGTTGTGGCGATAGTTTGTGTAGCGTTAGACGTAGTAGCAGTTAGTATGTAGCGCCCTGCTATACTAGCATCCGCCCATTCTGCGGCGTTACCCGCGGCGTTCACGGTAAGGTTCTGCCCCGCGGTTCCTAGCGTTGCGGGTAAATTAACCTGTAGGTCACGTCCATCTACTGTGCCTGTCACCGCAATGTCCCCAGACACAGTGACCCCACCAGAACTTGTAGCTATACGTGCGTTGTTATCGTAAAATAAAGTAACTGCGCCGCTTACTGCGCCCGTAACCATATTTTCCGTGCCTGTAACAGTCTGCAGATTAATCGCATCCGACTGAATATTAAGGTTGGAGGTAGCGTTTTTAATGTATGCTTGCCCATCTTGGTATAACTGCAGCTCGTTACCAGAACCAAACTGGGCGATGTTAGACGCACCGAACGTTATATTATTGCCATCAACATCCAAATCACCACCTAATTGTGGAGACGTATCGTCTACAAGTGCCCCAAGAGCGCCAAGATTATTTCGCGCTGCGCTAGCACTGGAAGCACCTGTACCTCCATCTACCACTGCTAAATCAGTAATACCTGTTATAGCTCCACCGTTTATTGTGGGGGTTGTAAGCGTCTTGTTAGTCAACGTTTCAGCGCCCGCCAGAGTGCTTATAGTGCCCGTGGTGGGCAAAGTTACATTTGAAGCCCCTGTGGTTGTAAGAGTAAGCGCATACGCCCCTGCAGTTGTTAAACTACCCGCTAAAGATAAAGAGTTACCATTTACCGCAAGGGTGCTACTGTTTGTTAACGCCGACACCACATTTGTGCCATCACAAAACAAAATAGTAGTTGCCCCGTTAGGTACAACGATACCAGTACCTGCGGCTGTTTTAACCGTAACGGACCTACTATTTCCTACAGTATTTCTTACCACATACAATTTTGACAACGCCGGGCACGTTACTGTAGCGTTGCCAGAAAGTTGACTGTTTGTATCTGTAAGCTCCAGTATGGCTGCACGAGATTCTGCGGTTGTGCCGTTAGCACTTGTTAATGCGTGCGCGTTAGCTGTCCAAGAATTTATAACCGCACGGCCCGCAACTGCTTCGTCTACCATAGAGGTTATGTTGTTGTTAACTGTATCGCCCCATGTACCGTCTAAAGCGCCCTGCACAGGGAGAGCTAATTTTAATAATGGTGTATAAGTTGTCATACTAGCCTCACTGTTTGTCGTACACGTCTACCCAGTTGGGTGTCTGTGAATCATCTATATCTTGCCATACGAGCAGTCTACCTAGTTCTGCGGTGGCAGTTACGCTTGTTACCTGCACGCGCATGTTGATAGCTACGTCTATATCGCCAAGTGTAAGTGTAGCACGGTTCCCAACTACCTGCAAAACTACGTTGGTAGCTATACTTGCGGTGCCTACAGCGCCAGTGCCTTGCACCCCGCTAACAGTAGTGTTACTCGCGCCACTTACGGTTACATTTCCTATAGCACTGGCAAGCTCTAGTCCCGTAGGAATTATAGTCGCAGCGCCTTTAATAGTTACAGTGCCGAGTCCGGTAGTTACAGATACACCAACAACTGAAGCATTTGCATCCGCAGATATAGTTACGTTGCCTATTCCGGTAGTAGTAGCAACACCTGTTAACGATACGTTGGCTGTACCTATGACACTTACAGAACCTATGGCACCTGTGGCAATAAGACCCGAGGGTTCTATTAAGGCTGTACCGCGTACAGTGACAGAGTTTAGTAAGGCCGCGGCTTCTACCCCCGACACCCGAGCAATGTTCTGCTCAAATGTAGACGCTAGTGGCGCGCCTGTAAGGGGAAAGAAACCGAGCATAGTTTAAGACTCTCCGCGGTCGTCACACCATGCGTCTACACTCGCATCAATAGCAGAGTCAGACAACTCGTTGCCTTCTGCATCTAACATTGGATAATTAGAATCAATACCACGAACTCTAGTCTTTAACTGCGCGCGGGTAAGTTCCGTGACACTATCAGGAACATAATAGTCTCGATCCGCAAGGTCTGGGGACCACCCAACCATTGTGTTATTGTCGGGGTTTAGAAAGTACCCACCGTCTTCTACCCATGACGGCGCACGTTTGGCACCTGCTTCACGGACTAACATATATTCAAGAATCATCTTTTACCTCCAATCGGAGCATATACTCCGTGTTCATAAAGTCAGCTTTACCAAACAAGCGTTCCGCTGTCATGTCTACACAAGCACAATATTTGTCCGCCATTTGATCCAAAAAGTTTTCTAAATCATTAGCGTGCGGTATTGTGCCTTCACTAATCTGTTTAGTGGTGTGTTGAATGTATCCAGTTACTTCAGTCAAAGATACCTGTGGATGAACACCATACTGCTGTAGGTATTCAATTGTAGCTGTATTGGCTCGACCACCATCAAGCAGATTACGATACATAAGTTCAAAGCCACGGCGAACATGATGACGTTTTTCTTCTTTTTCAAACGTCTCTTCGTCCCAATCATCAATACCATGTTTTGCTTTGATGTTTTCATAAGCGTCAATCAACGTAGCAATATCCTTGAACGAGCCGTTTATTTTTGACTCTAACATATCTAGATTAAAACGTTTTTGCCGATGCTCTGCCATAGACACGGGGTCATCTTTTACCGCTAATTCTTCTATTTCTTGGGTGGTCTTAGCGTGATTTACCTGTGCTTCTGCCAAAGCTGATTTACGTTTTTCCACTTCCGCCATAATCTGACGCATCATACGCATAGGCGACTGCCCGTTGAGCATTGTAAGCGTCATCAGCGACAACGTATGTTGGCTGTTATTACGATCAAACGCACGAGTTTTTTGCTCTAACTCAGGCAAATGTTTGTTTACTTTAGCTACCGCAGCCGCGTTAATTTTATCCGCAGACACTGCTGGCAAGCTAAACGTTACTTCATCCGTTGTTGTTAGTTCTCTTTTCATATTATTCTCCCGAACATCCCGCTTTAGCGCTGCTTACAATAGTAGCATCACCAAAGTCCGTAGCGTTTCCAGCGGTTTGAATTGTGACATAGTCGATAGTATTTGAAAACGTTGTCGTATACCCGCCCGAAAACACAGCATACGTTCCATCTGAAGCAGCAGCCGCACCTGCTCTAGCAGCCGTTAAATCACCAAAGTCTGTAGCATTTCCCGTAGTTTGAATCGTGATGTATTCAATAATATTCACGGAGTTACTAAAGGCTGCATCCCAACCACCACCAAACACGCCTCTAGTCGCATCGCTTGCTCCTCCGGGAGATGGTCTTGCGGAAGACAAGTCTCCAAAGTCCGTTGCATTTCCAGTAGTTTGCACAGTCACATACTGGATTACATTTTGTGTAGAACCACCAGAATAACCGCCAGCAAACACACCTCTAGTCGCATCATTAACTGTTCCCGGAGTGTCTGGAGAATTAGTAAGGTCTCCAAAATCAATAGCATTACCTGTGGTAGCGATAGTGATATAGTCTATGACATTAGACGCACCGCCACCAAAAAGTCCTCTTGAACCATCTCCAGAACCTGACACTTTTTGTCTGGCTACTGTTAGGTCTCCAAAGTCAGTAGAGTTTCCTAACGTACCTATAGTTACATATTCTATTCTGTTTGTAGTTCCGCTAGTTGGACTTCCGCCACCAAACACGCCTCTAGTTATATTAGAACAGGCCCCCACCGTTTTCGTTGCTACTGTAAGATCACCAAAGTCTGCCGCGTTTCCGGGAGAGGCAATGGTTATATATTCTATTACATTCGAAGCCGCGTTTCCGGTTGTGTTAACTCCAGTGAAAACCCCCCTAGACCCAACCCACGTTAAAGGTGCCTCCGCCGTAACATTGTACCACTTGTCGTTAACCTTTAACTTTAACTGTTCATCCGCAGTATCGTACCAAACAGCCGCGTTCGGTGCCCCCGAAGGTTCAGACGCTTGTTCGTAGTAATCACGTTTAACCAGACCATCCCCTGCTTGGATGTTGGTTGTAAAATTAACGGCGCTACCGTTGTTCTTAATGGAGTCTACTTTTAACGTACTCATAGTTTATTCTCCAGATGCTCCGGCAAGACCATATCTTGACACGGTTAAATCTCCAAAGTCCGCGGCGTTTCCAGTAGTTTGAATTGTAACATATTGTATCGCATTTAGCGCCTGTTGACCTCCGGCCCAAACACCCCTTGTGTCATTGGCAACAGCCGCCATATTACTTGTACCACTTATTACAAGATCACCAAAGTCCGTAGCGTTCCCCGCGCTTTGAATTGTAATGTACTCTATAATTTTGTTGTATACTGCAAAAACACCCCTAGTCGCATCTGCGCAACCCATGTTCCCTTGGCTACCAAATAGCGTAGAATTACCAAAAGTGGTAGCGTTGCCTGTTGTAGCTACAGTAATATAACTGTACGCATTAGTTGCTGAATAATTTTCAGAAATTACACCCCTAACAAAATCTGCGCAACACCCACGTTGCGTACCCGCGCTAACTAAGTCACCAAAATCAATAGCGTTCCCCGTTGTAGCTACCGTAACGTAGTCTAAAGTATTAACATCACCGCTCACAAAGCCACCAGTAAAAACCCCCTTTGTGCCATCTGAAAGTGCGGCAAGTGATCGTCTTGCGACTGTAAGATCACCAAAATCAGTACCATTCCCTGTAGTAGCTATGGTAATATACTCTATAACGTTTGTGTTTTGGGACGACGCATAACCACCCCCAAATAAACCCCTAGAGCCATTAGAACATCCACCTAATAAATAATTATTTTGTGTCAAATCACCAAAATCTGTAGCGTTACCTGTCGTGGATATAGTAATGTAGTCTATAGTATTACCACTTTGATACCCACCAAAGACACCCCTATTGCCTGAATTAGCCGGGGGCAAAGCCGCACTAAGTGTGTACCAACCATCGTTAATGTATTGTTTTATAACCGTCCCATCATACCAAACCGCGCCGTTTGCGGGGGACGAAGGCGCACTAGCGCCTGTGTGATATTCGGTCATCGTCACCAAACTGGTAATATTCGTGCCGCCAACGGTAAGACCTTGACTAAAATCTGGTGCCCCGCCGTACCTGTTTTCTATATTACCAACGTTGAAAGTACTCATCGTTTAGCTCCCCGCCGTTCCCGCGGCATAAGTAATTGTCCCGGTTAAGTCACCAAAATCAGTAGCGTTGCCGGGGGTTTGGATTGTAGCGACATCAATGGTGTTAAGTCCAGAACCGCCACCCCCACACCAAAATCCTCTAGTGGAACTTGCCGAAACAGCGCAACGGCCTTTCGCAGAAGTTAAATCTCCAAAATCTGTAGCATTGCCAGTTGTTGCTATTGTTACATATTCCATAGTATTAATGAGAGGGTCTTGACTACCTCCGTAGACCGCTCTTGTGGTGTCATTTACGGCAGCAGCAAAATAGAAGTTATTAAGCATGTCTCCAAAATTTGTAGCGTTCCCCGGAGTTGTTGAAGAAACATATTGTATTCGATTACTTTCGGTACTGTCATGTCCAATCAAAAGTCGAGATTCATTTGCCGCTGACCATTGACCATTGTAGCCCGGTCCTGAAATAAGATCGCCCCAGTCTCCTGCATTTGCGGCAGTTGACACTGTTACATAATCAATGCCGTTGGATGCGTTAACGCCCCCTAAGAAAAAACCGTATGTTCCGTTACCGCAACCTGTGAAATAAAATCTTACTCGGGTTAAATCTCCAAAGTCTACCGAATTACCTGTGTTCGCTATAGTGACATATTCTATTACGTTTATGTAAGGCGTTCCCCCACCAGCAAATAGACCGCGTGTTCCATTAGACGCTGCGGCAAGTCCGTACCTAGATGTTAATAGGTCTCCAAAGTCTTGCGCGTTTGTGTTACTTGCGTTAGCAAAATATTGTATTTGGTTAGTGACTTGAAATCCACCTCCTACAAGAGAGCGAGTTCCATACCAAGCAGGGGGTGCCGTAACGGTAACCGTGTACCAAGCTCCGTTAACGTACATTTTAAACTCGTTGCTTGACGTATCAAACCAAAGCTCACCATTTTCTGGAGAAGACGGCTCTGAACCGGAAGCCGCGTACTGCATTGTCGAAGTAGAAGCTAACGCGGTGCCTGCTATGGATACCCCGTCAGGAATGTTCGGTGCGCCTGTACCTGCTAGGTTGGTTATTGTGTCTACTTTTAGTGTCATGCTACCACCGTCCAAGCTGAACCCGAAGGAACCGTTACAGTTACACCACTGTCTATCGTAATCGGACCCGCCGACATAGCGTTTTTGTTTGACGTAATAGTGTAATTAGAAGATACATTAGTATCATTTTCATAAAACACACCGCTAGCAGCCGCCGCAGGTAAGTTAGTAAGCCCCGATCCATCGCCAGTTACTGCAGTTGCAGCAAGCGTTCCTGTTACGGTTACGCCTGAAGCTGAGGTTTCAAGTTTTGTGGCATTATCGTATCGAAGGGAAACTGCACCATCTGGCGTAAAAACCGCCATATACTCACTGCCCGTTGTTTTGCCGATAAACACATTAGGGCCGTTAGTTCGTATAAATAAAGAGCCGCCGCCCACCTCATCAATATAACTACTGTCGGAAGCATGATATACTTCCAAATCATTCCCTGTTCCAAATCTTGCTTTAGCATTATCGGCAAACTCAAGAGCATTATTTGAGGTGTCCCATACTGCATTGTAAGACGCACCTTCAAAAGTGAAATCAGCACCACCATCAGTAGCTATGTTTCCACCCTCTACTTTAAATTTAGTGTCGTTATTATGTTTTAGATAAACACCACCACCAGAACCACCATAAGCATGAATTACACCTTGGTTATTAGATAGCAGGAATAATCCATTACCACTGGTTTCACTTAAATACAGTTGGTTTGATGCTGATATCTCAAGGTTTGTCCCAGTTGATACAATGGTGCCGTCAACACCAGTTCCAAAAGTTGCTTTTGCATTATCAGCAAACTCTAGGGCATTGGCAGATTTGTCCCACACAGCGTTGTAGGAAGCGCCTGTGAAAGTAACATCCCCATCATGGGTAGCGCCGTCGTCAGTTATAACCCCAGTAACGTCTATACCTGTTGCGTTTGTTTGTAGTTTAATAGCCCCCGCATTAAATAAAATGTTTGAGCCGCCACCGATAAACCTTGCGGTTCGCTCTGAGCCTGCCGCATTAAAGAAATCAACTGCATTGCTGTATACATTTAACGCGCCGTCACCAACGTCTTTGATAAAACTATCCGAACCAGAGTGATAAATCTCTAAATCGCCACCAGTTCCAAACTTCGCTTTGGCGTTATCCGCGAACTCAAGAGCATTATCTGACGCATCCCACACGGCGTTGTAAGAAGCTCCCGTAAACGTAACATCGCCATCATGCACCGCGCCATCATCGGTAACGGTTCCGATTACATTTACACCGCTAGAGGATGTTTCAAACTTTTTGCTGCCAGCGTTATAAAGCTCAACCTGACCGCCAAAAGAAGATGTGCGAAGCGTGATCCTGTCCTGATTGGAAACCTTGAAGTCAATGTCACTGTCGGACGTCATAGACAAATTGCCGCCGCCGTTTTTAGTGTAGCTTAAAGAAACGCCGCCGCTGGTGTGCTTTTGTATTTCTAATTCATCATTGTTACCAATAGTAAGTTTAGTATCGTGGGCAAAATTAAGTTTATTTTCGCTGCGATCAAAAAGAATATCACGGCCAGCGGTAGCACCATCAAAAGTTACATCACCCGTGAACGTACCACCAGCTTTAGGCATTAACGTAGAGGTGTCTATGCTGCCCCAAGCGTAGTCCGAACCGTTCCAGTTAAGGTATTGTCCACTACTCGCACTGCTGACGTTTATATGTGTGTCTACCAGAGGATTTACGTTGCCTGCATCCGTTACGTCTGCGCCATCTTCCACGTTTAATGCAGACAAAAGAGAACTTTTTGAAATTGAACCAGTTAAACCTACAACAGCTTGAACAGCATCTGTCTGATCGTGTTTGGACCAGTTTCCTGCGTATGTGGTTGTAGAGGCATTATCTGTTGTAGCGACTACATTGTCACCTACAGCAAATGCCACACCATTAACCGTACCTGCCCCTGAAACGTAGTAAAACCAACCCGTTTGAGCAGAGCCACCGCCCGGAAAACTACCTGAACCCGCGTTCCAGTCGCCCTTATAGACCATGCCGTTCTCAAGCGCGGCAATATCGGTCTCCATTTGGTCAAGGTCAACTGCCTGCGTGACAGTAATGTAATCTAGCTTAGTTTTATCCGCGGTGAGGAAAGACGCTGTAGTGTTTTGTAAGACAGTGGAATACGCCTGCACATTTGTACCAATGGCTAAACCCAGTGAAGTTCGAGCAGTGGCCCCATTTTCAGCGACCCACGTTGAACCATTACCGACGATAATGTTACCATCAGCTTTTGCTAACCCACCTAACGCGGTTAAATCCGCATCGTACGCCTGTACGTTTGAGCCAATAGCTACCCCAAGGTTTGTACGAGAAGTGGACGCGTTGGCTAAATCGGACAGGTTATTGGACGGCTGTAATATATCTTCGGCAGCGGCGGTAATGAACACGCGGGCGCTACCTGATAAGTTAATAGCAGACCCCGAACTTGAACTGTCAATTGGACTACGAGACAATGTAGTGCCAGAAGCTGTGTATGTGCCAGCACCAATTTCCCAGTTTGTGCCATCTTCTATAGTGTACCTAACTGAATTACCGTTAGACACCCCTGCATCTGCAAAACTTTGATACCCTGAAACAGGGCTACCCAGAGTTATCGTGCCTGTCCCGGTAGTACCTGTCGAAACGTAGGCTCTATTTTTTAAAACAGGCATATACGACCACCTCTATAGTTTACGCAATACGAATAATAGCACTTGTAGCGTTTGCTGTTGGGAATTGGATTTGAAAATCTCCGTTAGAAGAAGATTTGTCAGCGCCAAAATCAAGCACCGCTACAGATGGGTTCCCACCACCTGATTTGTAAATCAACGCACCGCGAGCGGTTATTGTAGATGAAGACCATGTGCTTGTGCCGAAGCTCAAAAACACGGTAGTTCCTGATCCACCATTTGTTGGGTTCGTCGATATAGTCAACGTGTTCCCACCTGCGCTATACCCCGTACCTGACACCTCATTAGAAGTGGTATACGCAGTAGTAGCCGCAGCCAAAGAAGCGGATGAAGTATACAACGCGATTTTAAATGTTTGCGCTGTATTGCCGCTGAAGTCCATTTCACCATCAAGCAGGGCTTGCTTGAAACTGGTACACATCGCCTGTGTTATAGCCATATCTAATCTCCTTTAGCTTACTGGCACTCGGAACTGTCCCGAGCGATAGGCGTCTTCACGTAGTTTACCATCTCCAAGCCCTTTTAACAGGGTCACAGACTGTAAGTACATTTTTTCATAATTCTGAACGACATCTGGTTCACCTTTTAAGAACCGGATAGCCTCAATCAACGCGCCGTTCATCAACGCAGAATCAAACTCTTCACCCAACCATGTAGTACCCGCAGTAACTATAGAAGGCGGGTAATATCCATAATGAAGTTCCGCGGTGTAGTTTCCACTAGGTGTTGGACCTAGAATAAACGAACTATCATCAAAGTATGCGTAGTGTTTAGGAAACCCCACAGACGTAGGAGTAGGATATGCTTCCCTAATAAAGTTTACGTCTTTGTTTATAAGGTAATTATAGCCCCCATCAGCATCCACTAACGCAAGGGAGTATGTGTACAAAAAATCAGTAGGCATGGTTAGATACTTGTTATTAACCGTTACAGCCCCCGTAACATTCCTGCGTAAAGCAGGTATTTGTACGGTGTTATATATTTTCTGTTCGGCCTGCTCTGTAAACATAGCGAGCTGGGCATCTGTAAAAGAACTTTCGCAGATGTCTTCTATATTAGTTTTCAGCTCGGTATAGTTCATATTTTACCCCATTGGGCCACGGGCATACAGCCCTTTTGTAGCCGCGCCCGTACCGCGAACTTTAATCTGCCCACCTTTTTTGTACGCGCTAGTCATAGGCTGACCAGATTTCTTTGCTTCTTTAGCGGCGGCTTTCTTTCCCGCGGCATCGTAGCCAAACATTTTGTTTCCAACTTTAGGCATTATACACCTCCTATGTTGTTGTTACAGTAACTGTGCCCACAAATCCAGTACCAACTAACGTGTTTGGTACAAGACTAAACGGATCAAAGCCACCCCCTACAGGATTCCACCCCCACTGCACCCCACGACTGCTGTACGGTCCAGATGCCCCTAAACTTTGATCTGGGCGTGGGTTTCGTATAGCCTGCGGGTCATTTACTGGAAATTCCCCTAGTTTTAGTTGCGGGTGGTCGGGACTCCAACATTCTTCACACGCGTGCATGTGCGTGTTGCGCCCCTTAACAAACAAAGGTTGCAACTCTTTTAGCTTGTACTGGAACCCACACACATCGCACAGGCCCAAAGCATTTTTAGAAGAAGCAAACCGTTCGGTCATTATACAGCTCTCCCTATTCTAGGAACAAACCGTGCAGGTGTTTTTTCTCTATCTTCCCCTGCAGCTAGCTCAAACTGTTCTTCGTAGGCAGCTTTTAGCATGGGGACGCGTTCCGCTAAATCAGGAACCTTCATAGCAATGTGGTATGCGAGGCCCGCTACTAAGCACGGCAAGAACCTAAAGTTCATATCCGCGGTTTCTACGCCCGCACCTGCGTCCTGTATACGACGCATACGCCAATAATAGAGAATATAGTTGTTGTTATCTGGTACAGGCCACACGTTTACATGCGGTTCCGCTCTAAGGCGCTCTACGTACATTTGTATGGGACGCCCTTGTGTTAACTTGTTAGGTATAGATGCGTACGTACTTACACTAATTCTGCTTATGGTAAGGTCAGATTGTGTTGCCGCGTTACCACTGTTAGTACGTATTTGATGTTCAAGCAAATCTATAGTGTCTGCTGGCAACTGGTATCGTGAAGTGCCCTGCACTAGGTTTACAGTGCCAGAATCTATGGTCCACATATTAATGCCACGATTCTGCCATTCTATAGTCATTAGGTTCATAGAACGTCTAGCGGTGCGTAGGTCGTATCCAGAACGTAACTCACGGCCCGCACGTTCCCATGCTTCTTCCGCTATCTCGGTGAAGTCCATGTTAAACGCTGTGGTGCCTGATGTCGTCATTTCTTACGCCTTTTTAACGGTGCTACGCGTTTAGGTTTACCTGCGGGTTGCCCCAAACGTTTTTTCTGCGCTATACGTTTGCTTTTTTCTGTTTTCGTCATTTCCCCGCTAGTTTTTGGAGTTTTACTAGAAATTCGTTTAGATGGTCTACAATACGGCGTACCACGGCTTTCACCTTTTTTACGACCGCATGGCTTACCCGTCTTAACATCCTTCCAGTCCTCCTTGAACCAGCGTTTTAGTGCTGCGCCTTTTGCGGTCTTGCGAACAGCCATTACTTGCCCGCCTTCTTCTTTCTACATTTTGCAATGGCCCCACTTGCATACGCGCTTGGGAACACCTTATAGCTTGCCTTTACTTTGCGGTAACACGCATCCTTAACAGAGCCGCCCTTCTTGTAACCTTTGCTACGAGAAGAACAGCCACAACCACCGGATTTGTAGTACCTACGCATTAACGCATCTTACAAACTTTACCGCCACGAGCCATGCCGTAACCGCGAATCTTGCCTCCACCCATCATCTTTTTGACTTTGCCGCCATGCGCCATGCCTCCCGCTAACGTGCGCTGATCGTACGCTTCACGCTGTGCCGCGCGGTTGCCACGTTCAATAGCTGCGCCTTCTTCCATTGTTGGCATAGTCATTCCTTCAGGGCGTTTTTTAGGGCGAAGGCTCATAGACGGCGCTAATTTTTTCTTTTTCTTAGTCATAGACTTAGGGCGAGCCTTTGGGCGTAATGAACTTTCCATATTAGTCCTATCCATTGTTAACAGTTCCACTTTCGTAAGCTCTTGTTGATACGGCTGTTAGGGTCGTTAGCCGTCTTTGAGCTTGTGTTGCGCTTCTTCATGCCCTTCATGCGTGCGCAGAAAGACTTCCGCCGATTGGCAGCTTTAGACCCTTTTTTAAGTTTGCTAGGCTTAGTAGTAACCGCAGTTTTTAACTTACTGCCGGGGTTTGCTTTACGATAACTAGCAACTCCCTTAGCGTTTAGGCCACCAGATTCACTTTTGCCTTCTTTGCGGGTCCAAGCGGGAGATTTTACGCCCCCACCTTTTTTGTAATATGCCCGCATAGCCTACTCCAACAGAATAGTTATCTTGTTGTTTGAACCTGTAAGCGCGGCTACATAGCAACCGTTCTCGGCCAAAATACCGTCTGCGGGGATGTACACATCATTCCACCCTACAGGCAACGTAAGGTCCAGAAGAATAGTACCAGTGGCGCTACCGTCACGTAGTGTAAACGCACAAGCGGCAGCGGCATTAACCAACACCCCTAAAATACGAGAACGGCTAGGTCCAACAAGTGCAGCGGCGTCACCTTGTGCAACATTAAATGCGCGTACTAAATTAGCAGCCATAGTAGCACCTCTTTACGGTTGGACTGCTGTATTAAACGCTTGGCAATACATTACAGTGATTACGGCGGAACCTGCGTTAGTTGCTGCGCTTGTGGTAACAGTCAAACGAAGGTCGGATGTGCCTGTGTTTTTCCACGCCAATGTACCACCACCTTGGGTCGTGATAGTTTTTAGCCCCGCAGTTGTACCCGAAGCAAGCGCGTTGATGAACGTATTGTTGTTCCCGCCTTGTTGTCCAACGCTAATATTTGAAGTTGCATTAGCTGCTGTCTCCATATCGACCACAATGTTTACGATTTTGGAGTTAGCTGGAATAACAATGTCTGTAAGAGAAGCTGTAAGTGCGCCGCCTGATAGGTCTGCTGTGTGCGCTTGAGCCATAACAACATATCCTACATTGGCTACATCAGAGCCTACGGTAGTGCCATTAGTGTTACGGATGTTGCCTGCCCGAATAGGACCGGAAAAAGTAGTTGTACCCATGTCGATCTCCTGTCTGGGTTGGTCAGCTACACCACGTAGCTGTCAGGGATAAACATATTATACACAGAAAGAACCAAAAAGAAAGGGGCAACCGAAGCTGCCCCTAATTTTATTTGTTTGGAATGTTTTAGGCTCCGGGGGAACCGTAAATACCCAAGGGATCGGATACACCAAACGAATAACGCTCACGGGCTTTATAACGACTGTTACCCGTATCAAAGTCTGCATCCATAGAAGTAGACATTGGGCTACGTGTAAAGTGTTTCAGACCGTTTGGAATGTCTGTGGTCAAGAACCAAGCGTTGCTGTCAGTTAGATAATGATTGACTGCATAACCTTCTGGGATAGACCCGTTGTTACGCAATGCGTTAATATCATTATCTGCAGTGCCAACACGTCCATCAGTATCCAACAAGCGCGTAGCAACAAATTGCAGGGCAGGTGGGATAATCAATTTACGTGGTTGCGCTGCAATCAACAAACTACGTTCGTCTGTCCATGCCGCGATACCAATAACAGCCGCTTCCAAAGAAGTTTCGTTAAGGTCCGCTGCAACAGTAGGACGGTTTGAGTTTGTGCCGCCAGAGATAAGCGGATGCGCAGTGGAGAACAACGTCTGTCCGTCACCATAAGTTGCACCTGCAAAACCACCGTTTAGGATGGCCGCAGCTTTAACTTGTTTGGTGTACGCCATCGCACGAGCAAGTGCTTTAGTATAACGTGCTGACAATGAGTCATACAAGTTATCTTCAATAGCTTCCTCAGTGATTGAGAAACCCATTGCCACTGTTTCGTGTGTGTAGCGTGCGGTCCATGCTTCTTGAGCATTGTCATACTCAATGGCAGAACCTTCGTCTTTGACAGGTGCCGCTGAAAAACCGGATAATTTGGTTTCTTCTTCAAAAGACCGATCTGATGATTCGGTTTCGTAGATTTCAGCGTGTTCTTCACCGTACTTTGCGTATTCCAGACCAAACAAGGCGTTTAGGCCGGGGAGCAGCTCTTTAAGTAGCTGGGCGCGTGAAATAGCCATTAGTTAATCTCCTTATACGCCAAGTGCGCGTTGATACTGGTGCATACCAAAGTTGAACTTAACAACCA